ATTCTCCTTGTTTATTCTCTATTATTTATGCGGCAATTTCAGCAAATGTAGCGGTACCTCTTACAGAGACAAAGTTAAGTTGAATGAAGTTAACAGAACGGATTGGTTGTACGAAAATATCGCAAACGAATTCGTTAGAATTTACTACATCTTCTGGATTGTTTGATTCGTCACAAACAACTCTGAATGCTGTAATACCTCTTCTGGACTGAACGCTTCTCAAGTAAGGAACAACTAAACTTACGAAACCGTTTCTTGTTGTTGCATCGTTTTGGTCAAACAATACATTGTCTGCGGCTTGTCCAATTGTCTTTTGCAATTCAATAAACAATCTACGAACGTTAACACGATTCATTGAAGTATTTTTCAATGTAAATGTTTTGTCGCCAAATAAAACTGTACCTTGGCCAACTTGTGTGATAACTGGATTGATGGCTGCCTTGTACAATGTGTCTCTGTCAGCTTGCGTTGGATTGTAGGCTAAACGAACTAAGTTTTGAATACGACCATTGCTGAAACCAGCTGGAGACAACCATGGTTCACGATTCAAATCGTTACGTGCCATACAACCTGCTGTGTCAGCATTCAATGGTACATAAACATATGCATCATTGTATTTGTCGTACTGATATTTCCAACCGCTGTCTGCAACTGCGTATGTAGAACGTGTAACTGTGTCTGCCCATGCAGTGATTGAAGTCGCTTCAGAACCAGCATTGTTAACCACTGCTGTTCTTATTGGTGATACACAAACAACAACGTCTTTTCTAACTTCAGCAACGTCAGCAATAATTCTGTTTGCTACTGTAGCATTTGCTTGACCAGTTACAATGATAGATGCTGGCACTTCTTGTTTGTTTGCAAGCAAAACAAAAGATGTTGATCTATCGCCATCTGTCAATGCGTTACCATCAGAACCACCAGCCAAAGAATATGTCTTAGGTGTGCTTACTGCTGTGTAGGTTGTGCTAGACAATGTGTTACCCCAATTAGAGCCAGCATTGTCGTGAGCCGCCCACCAAATATATGCTGAACGGTCGTTAATTATATCTTTGTAATAATTGCTACCACCAGCATCAGCTTTAGCATTTGAACCCTTAGAAAGATAACCAAATTTCTCTAAAACTGTATTTGCTGTACCTGTGATATCGCCTGTTCTGTCTTGAACAACAACGTGCAATTCGTCACCAGATGCGCCCAAAGCGGCACCGTTTGTGGATGTTCCTGGTGCAGAATCAAACTCACTAAAGAATTCCCAACGGCGAGTTGCTGAAGCACCAGAAGCACCAGTTAAGTGTGCAGATTCTAATGTAAATGATGTTGCATTAGCAATTGCAACAACTTTAGATGTACGACCAGACAATACAATGAAATCGCCAACTTGCAATTGTGTATTTGCAGCCGATCCAGAACCAGTAACTGTTGTAGAACCCGCTGTTACTGTAAATGTTCCAGTCAATGCGCTAGTGTAGGCAGCCGAACTTGGGCAAACAGAAACTTTAAGTGCGTTTCCTAATGCGCCAGAGTAGCGAGCCGCCCAAGGACCAACGTTAAATGATGCTGTATTAATATATACGTCATCGTTCTTAATAGATGTACCAGTACCTGCTGTGCCTGAACCAGTTGTTGCTTCTGCTGTAGCATTCAACGCTGTGTTTGCGGCACGAACAACGAACAATGAACCAGAGTATCCCAAAAAGTTGGCGGCTGACAAGAAGTCAACTGCGTTAGTTGCATTTGGTTTACCAAATCGAGTTACCAAATCAGTTTCGTTTGTAACTTGTACTGCTTTGTCAATAGGACCCCAACGGAACTGACCGGAAAAACCGCCAGATGTTGAAGATACTGACTGTGAGGAAGACACCAAATCTGTTTCGGTGATCTTGATTCCTGGTGAAATTAGACTTATAGCCATTGAATTCTCCTTGTTATAATGATGTTTTGATGTTAGGTTTGTTTAATTTATTTATAAAAAATCAGATTTGTGATAATTCTCTACCTGCCAGACCTGTCCACTTACATCGACTAATTGATTTTCTTCTTCGCCATTATTTATAAAGCCAAAAGGTGTGATTTCTTCCTCAATCATTTTGATTCTAGCTTCGTACAATTCTTTTCTAATATTAATGTTTGTCAACTCCTTAAAATATGAGTTTGTTGTTAACCACGAAAATAACACTAAAGGCATAACTAAGTCATCGTGATATCCTTCGTCAGCAGAATAACTATTCTTTCTTTCGATGAATGTTGAAATTTCTGCTATAGTATCAGCATCAGTAATTATAAGTTTTTTCTCTTCAACCATTGACTTGAAGTTAGAACATCCAATACGTTTGACTTTCTTGTCCGTAATCACTCCAAGCTGTGTTTTACCCCCACCAAAACCTCCATTGACAACTTGCCCTTGAGGTGTTCTGCTAACAGAGATGATATTTTCATATTCATATTCTGCATAAAGAATTTCTGCAACTTGTTCTGACGAATTAATTTCAATCAAAACGTATGCTTCATTATATTCTTTACCAACTCTGTAAAGTACTGATGGATACAAAAGTGGGCTGATTTCATTGTTTCTGTATTTGCCCACAATTTTGTATGGCATCTGACTTATATCGATAATCTGAAACGCAGAGTAATCACCACCAACACCTTTAGCCGTGTCTGCAACGATACAATATGCATGATCCTTTTCCACCTTTTCGTAAATGTCAAGCCCATCTTTTTGATAGATCATAGGCTTAGCCGACATTTGTGAAATAGAGTCTGAAGCAATGAGTGTGAGACTAGAACCTAAGAAGTTACATAGCACCTCTTGATTGAACTTCAACTCACCTAATAGTTTGCGCTGTGTGTCTGCCCACTTCTCATCACGACCAGGTATTTCCCAGTAAGGAATAAACAGATTGACGAATCCGTTTCTGTCGCTTTCTGCATCATTCCAGAACTTCCAGAAGTGGTTGTATCCTAGAGGGGTAGAACTTAGCAGAATCTTTGTTGTTTCACCAGCAGAAATCGTAGGATAAACTGAGGTGAAGAATTGTTCTGCTACATTGTTCGGTATGATAGCGGCTTCGTCAACGTACAATAAGTTAACTGACTTACCACGAATACCTGATGCGCTTGTTGCGGCTGTGAATACGATTGAACCATTCTCTAAAGCAATATCACCTTTGTTCCATGTAGTGACACCTTGCTGAAGCCATGTAGGAAGATTCTCATACATGATTTGATAACGATATAAAACTTCTCTAGCGGCTGTTGCTTTGTTTGCTAGAATTGCTACAGTCTTGCTTCCTTGAAACAATGTGTACCAAAGAATGTAAGCGGCTGAGGTTGTTGTCTTACCTTGCTGGCGCCCTTCCATAAGAATAACTTTACGATTCTCGTGGATAACTTTTACTTTGTTTTTTTGGCAATCATATAGTTTGAATGGCTGAAGCCCGTGATCTAGCGTGACAATCTTACAATAACTTTCAATGAAGTATATTGGATCGTCAGCGCATTTCAAGTATTCTTCAATCTCATCTTTAGTGAAATTGAGAGGAACGCCAGATGCTTTTAGATTAGAATTTCCTAAGTAGGATTTCGCTGTCATCTCTTGCCAATTAGTTTCTGTAACTCTGCTGTGCTACCAACAAACAACGCATTCGTTACATGCTGTGGTTGTTGTGTATCATCTTTTTTAGATTTCAAATCTTTTACTTTTTTACCCAAGTCTAACAAATCTTTATTTGTATCTGACAATGTTTTAATTAGCTGACCAACAACTTCATATGCTCTTGGAGATTCACCTTCTTTTGCTAAAAATATAATGTTTTCCATAGCAACTTTGCCTTGCTCAATGAATAGCTTTAGATTCTCTCTTGCATATTCATAGTCAGCATCTATAGACTCATCATTTGGTGCACCAGTAGAAACAGGTTCTTTAACTTGTTCTACTACTGCGGGTAATGCTTGTTCGACAATCTTACCTTGAACATCAAATATATCATTTAATTTATCATCAACAGTTTTTTTCATTTTAAGGTTTGTATCCATTGTCATTAATTTGCGTTTCGCTTACGTTGAACTCTGCATCGCCAGTAAATGTTTGAGTAGATATGATTGCTTTGTTAATTGCAGAACCATCATCAATGGTGTTTAAGTCTTCTTTAACAATATACTTAAACTTCTTGATCGGTCCAAATAAATATCCTTTAACTGTGAAATCTAATTGATACGTTTGAATTCTGCGAGAATCCATATCACCTTCGTATGTGTCTGTTGAAGTTACCGAGTTTAACTCAATTGGAATATCCATGTTGAGAGCCATCTCTGGAATCATCTTCATTGTCACAGTAAAATCTGGTGTAAAGAATGGCACAATCTGTTCTACAATTTGTGTGCCATCTTCGGTGTTTCTAAAGAGTGCATGTAAAGAAAAATTAAAGTCATATGGCACAGGTGTGTGCATGAAGTTAAAATCTAATCCGCCAGTATTTACACCTCTAGATATTTTATGTGCGCTGTTTAATTTGCGTTGAGGCGCATATGTCATGCTGGTAAACTCAAATCCAAGTCTTGGTAATGTAGTAGAAACATGGCGATCCAAATCAGGATCACTAGTCACTCTTTGAATAAACTTTTGTTTTGGTCCATACTCAATTGGAACGTTGACGGTTTGAAGTTTAGTGCCCGCAGAATCGTATCTGTCAACTTGAATTTCGTTGAACAAATTACCAAACATGATTACGTAACGTCTTAGCGTTCCGTGATAAAAGTCGTGTCCGAACATCATATTAGAAAGTCCTTGTCAATGAGAATGGGTTTTGTTCTGAGAAATCTAGAATATCATCGTCAATAATTTTCTGACCAATCTCTTCATTGTCTGCTGAAATCTCGGCTGCGACAACAACGTCAGCTTCGTTGACAATGAATGTGCCGTCTTCATGCAAGAATAAGAATGTGTCTTCGTCAAGTAATTTTTCATTATTAGCAGTTGACAAACTATATTGATCTTCGTTTGCATCAATTTCGGCAATGTCAGTATTAATACGTTCGCTAGAGTATTCAAGTCTGTCACAACGTAGTTCGTATGTGTAGAGTTTGCCTAATTGAAAGAAGTTCTCAATGTTTTGTGTGAATTTAATTTCATACATACTTTCAAACATAGGAATCCAAATTAGATCACCTTCTCTTGGTCTAATAATGGCATCGTAGTCATACTCTGAAACATCATTTCTGTTGCTTAATAATTCATCTCCATCTTCAGTCAACATGTTATATGAGTATTCTGTGATGATAGATGTTTTCAATGATTGTGTGAATCGTTTTTGTGAAATAACAAATGTGACTGATTCATCAACTTGAAGACCAAACTTTGCCATAAAGTCTTCTTGTCCCATAAATCCATCAAAACTTTTCACATACAATTCCATTTCAAGTGCATCATCAAAAAGCATAGACGCATCTTCACCATAAATCTTATCTAAATTTACGTGCGTTCTTGGTAAGTAATAACCATCTATACCATAAATCTTGATAGATTCTATAATTAAATCTTCAACAAGACTTTGTTCCTGTTTGACAGGAGTATATTGATTAAAAAAACGATTACGTGCCATTGTGATTAGCCTAGCATGTCAGAAACTGGTAAAGAATATGTGCTAATGACTTCTGCTTCTAATGCTTGAATTTCGTCTGTAGCTTCATCCCAGATTTTCTGTCCGTTGAATGTGATACCACCTGGCATAGAAAGTCCTTCAAACTTTTTGAGGTTTTCACCCCATTGTTTTTTGATTTGTGCAGTACAATACTTCTGCAAGAATCTATCATTGTAAACATCGGTGAATGTATCAGGATCAATTTTCTTGTAGCCTTCAATGATAATGAATTCACCAACAGTTACTTTTGTGTCCCAAGACATATCAATATACACTCTGTTGATATGGCGATTGAATCTGAGAGATTGTTTACCGACAAAAAGTTCTTCTGCTAAAGCAACGTTTTGAAACGCCATGACGTATGGCGCAAACGGACCTGTGTTGAATGAATACAAATCATTCAAAGAAATTTGATATCTTAGATTAAAAAGATTGTTTGTAGAATAGCTGTCACCAATGTCAAAAACATTCATCACACCAACAACCGAATCTGGTACTGTGATGTACTTGTTTGTTTTATCTTCTTCTGTGACTGCGTGTGCTAGATAGACTTTTTCTGTTGCATCATAGTGATAGTCGTAGTAATATTGAAACGCAATCTCAATGCAGTCTTCAACTTGTTCGTCAGCTACGTTTATCTCTAAGAGAGGCGCACCTAGTCTTCTAAGGCAGAATTGTTTGAATTCTTCTCTTGATGCTGGTTTGCTTGTACTCATTTACTTATGCCCCTTAATGAATTTCATCTTCTATTTATAATAAGGCAGAAAGTAAAAAACCCACCAAGAAGGTGGGTTTGTTTGATAATTATATTAAAATTATGACGTTCCGAGAATAGCCGCAACGCCCACACCCCCTGCGGCAATAGGCTCATTTGGCCATCCACCTCCTGCTCCACCACCATAGTTACCACCTGGTCCGCCACCGCCACCACCATCGTTTCCGCCATTGCCGCCCCCAAAGCCAGCGCCAAATTTGGGATCAGCAAGACCACCTTCGCCACCATAACCACCTTGTGAGTTACCAACAACTCCAAGACCACCACCTCCACCGCCACAATAAACATAACCTCCGGCGCCACCACCACCGCCACCACCGTCTGGGCGATTTGATTGAAAAGTGCCGCCTGAACGACCATTCGCTCCTCCGCCTGGTGCGCCCCCGCCGCTTGTGTCACCACCAGCGCCGCCGCCTGCACCACCACCGCCGCCAGTTCTAAAACCGCCACCAGCACCACCACTGCCGCCGACAGCAGTTGTAATTGTTGTAAATGTGCCTGGAACACTCGTTCCGCCGCCACCGCCGCCGGGACTGCCGCCATAAGCCTGTGCCACTGCACCAGGTCCTGACCATTGAAGGCTTGATACCTGGCCAGCATTTCCGGCATTCAAAAGAACAGATTGCCCTGCCGTGGCAGAGAATGAGAATCTTGCAAATCCTCCTCCACCGCCTCCGGAGGTTCCACTTCTAGGTCCACCACCACCAACTAAAGCGGCTTCATACGTTCCAGTTCTTGGTAGAGTAATAGTTGTTGACCCACCACCCGTCACAGCCGTTAATGCTAATAACGGTGCCAGTGGAGTAATAGAAGCACTTGCTGCCGATGCATCCGATGTTCCAACAGCATTTGTTGCAGTAACCGTAAACGTATATGACGTTCCATTTGACAAACCAGTAACAGTTAATGGGCTAGACGCACCAGTTGCAGTCAAGCCACCAGGACTTGATGTGACAGTAAAGCTAGTGATTGCAGAGCCACCATTATTTGCTGGCGCTGAAAATGAAACACTAGATTGTGCATTTTGTCCACCCGTTGCGGTTACTCCTGTTGGTGGATCAGGCTTAGTTGCGCCAGCACCACCAATCATCATGTTTCTAATAGACATTAAGTTAATCCTCCACCATTGATTACGAACTCATTAGAAGCAACACATAGAACCGTACATACGCCTCTGAGTGCAAGACTTCTATTACCTGTATTTGATGTACCAGCTTGACGCAATGTTACGCTAGTACCTTGAGTGATTGTGATTGTAGAACCTGAGTTATTATAGATTGTAACGTTATCACCAACTGAGAATACACCAGCATTAATCGTTACACCTGCTGATGTATTAATGAATCTACCAACGTCAGCCGCTGTTGCTACATATGAAATTGACTGTGCATTCTGTGGTAATGATCTTAAGTTACCATATCCGTCATAGACATAAGTGCCAGCATATATGTTACCTGCTACACCAAGACCACCAGCAACTGTCAACGCACCAGTCGTAGAACTAGAAGACGCTGTAGTGTTTGCAACGTTAGCTGAACCAACAACTAGTGGTGCAAAAGTTAATCCAGCTGTGCCGAAGTTGACTGTATTCGCTGGCAAAGCAGTCAAGTCTGCGAACAATTTGTAAACTTTATCTGTTGCGTCACGCACAATACCAGTGTACTTTGTTGTTGCGCCTTCTTTATACTCGCCAACTGTACCTAAGTCGAGAATGTCAGCGGCGTTATTTGCACCAAGGAAAACGATAGGGTTTGTAACAGAAAGAGAAGATGTTGAAACTGTGTTACCAGAACCTTGCAAGCTAATCGCACCAGTAATTGTTACGTTACCACCAACGTTCAAGTTACCAGCAAGACCCATACCACCATTAACAACTAGCGCACCTGTTGTTGTGCTAGAAGAGTTTGTTGGAATATTGATGAAAACTCTAACGTCTGGTTCAATCTGCATCTGAGTATTACCAGTTGCGAAACCACCAGCACCGAAAATAATCTTTCTAGATGTACCAGCCACACCTGTTCCAATAATCAAATCACCAGTGCCTGTACTGCCTAATGGTGCGTTATAAAGAATATATGCGTCATCTTTCTTTGTAATTGGGAAAGCAGGATCATTATAGTTAGAACTATTGATACCCATTGATACCCAACCAGAATCGGTATTACCTCTATCATTCATCGCAATGAATTCTGAGTACGCTAATGTTCCAGCGTTTTGGTTAACAGAAGCTAAGTCAACTGCACTATTTTGAGATAGTACGCCAATGAATGTGTGTTTTTCTTCACTAGATCCAGTCTCTGTTAAGAAACTAGCAACTTGGTCTCCTGCGTGAACACGGGTATTAGCGTGAACGTGAGACATATAAACGTTTGCGCCGGCAGCTCCAGAGATTGTTCCGTTAGCCGCTGTGATTGTCAATTTGTTAGTATTGACTGTGACATTTCCAGTCAATTCTGTTGTTGTACTGTGTGTTACTGCACCAGTAAGTGTTGAAACGCCAGTAACACCCAAAGTACCACCGGTAGACACATTACCTGAAGTTAATGTACCAGTAGCAGTAAGTGCATTTGTGGTTGTGTTAAATATTAATCCGGAATCATCTTGCAATAGACCAGATGTTCCAGCAAGAACAACTCGGCCTGATGTTAAAGAAGATGCAGTAATATTAGCTGAATTTAAATAGTAAGCACTAATATTATTAGCAGTTATACTACCCGTATAATCTCCAAATCCATTAACAGTATTGCTAATGTCATTAACGGTACTTCTAAATTCATTAAACGTATTTGATAACGCTACTTGTGATAAAACTGGCATAGTTATTCTCTCTCTTTAGTTATTTTTAATAATAGATGTTTGATTTCGCTAAGGTCTGACTTAATTTTGTCTACTTCTCCACGAATCAATGCGATTTCGTTTGTACTCTTATTTATATCAGAAATTTTTCTTTTCTGAATTTTATACTTTAAGAGCGAGTCAATATCCGTATTTAAAATAGCTTTAGAGTTTTTATCTCTCTCTGTGAACCCACGGACAGGCTCGGCAATTTTAATCTTTTCTACTATCATGCTAATGCAATTCCTCTTAAATCTTTAACCTTCGGAGCATAACTTGGATTGCTAGACAAGAAGACTATCTTAATAGCAAAGTACTTGTATCCTTGGAATGTTCTTCCATCAGGTGTTGTATATGCAACTGCATTATTTAGCACACGGAAAACATCTTGGCTAGAAGCAACTGTAGAAAATGCAGATTCAACTGTCAATGATGTGTTATTTGCAATAGTAGAAACTACACGTTCTGTTCTAGCCGTACCAACTGCAATTATGTCACCAATCTTCAAGTCTTCAATAAAGCGAGTAGATGTACCAATGACTGTTGTTGATACGTTAGAGATTGCAACTGTACCAGCAAGCAATTCAGAACCACCAGTTTTCGCTACAGAAGGAACAACAAACTTCTCTTCTTTGTACTCATTCTGATTTAGTGTGAACGTTTCTGTTCCAACCAAATCCATAGGAGTATAGAATTTATCGTCAAAAGCATCTGTGTCATTTTCGTTCAATAACTTACAGTAAACTTTAACTGAAGTTCCTGGTGGGCGATTGACTTTCAAATATGTAACTAAATCAGACGCTTCAAATCCGTCATTCAATGTCACAACTTTAGTGATGTATCTAGACTCTGAAGAATATGGTCCAACTGGATTCTCTTCATTACGAATGGTCATTGTTTGACTTGCCGCATTAGATGTGGTAAAGTTATTTGTGACAGTCAAATATGTATTATTTGCTATTGAAGCAATTCTACGATACTCATCTCCGAAGTATGCATATTCACCAGCAAAAACTGTATTTGAGAAATCTGTTCCAGAACCAACAACAATGTTATTACTTGAGCCGTATGTAATTGTTCCAGTTACACTTGTTTCGAAAGAATTGTTAATAACGTTCTTATCGAAGTGGAAGATAATGTTTTCATCATCGATATATGGACTGATATACTTATTCGATGTAGACAACGTTGCTCTTACCTGTAGAGACTTAAACCCATTTGTTGTCTCTGCTGAAGTTGTCGAGATTTGTTTTCTAGAACGAAGTATCAATCTTTCATAATTCTTGATTGTTGTGTAATCAGAATCAACTGCATACGTGCTGTCGGCAGTTTTAATATCATATGTAATATCTGTTCCAGGAAGAATCTGGTCACTAATAGCAGGAGTCAACGCATCATATGTAAATGATGTTGATACTGGAATATTAGTCCAATAAGCAAGTTTAGCTGACGTATTAAATTCGGCAATTCTCATTGTGAATTTCATGTCAGTATTTTGTTTTGTTGTCCAAGTTTTATCATTAGAAGACGTAAACAAAATTCCGCTATTGTATGCTTGTTCAATTCTAGTTTGAGTATCTGGATTGGTAATATCAATAGCGCCCAATTCTGCAACCCAAATTGCAAAGTCTGGATCATTGTTCTCGGGTTTGACCGTGAAGCAATAGTCATTACCAGATTCCAAATAGATAGGATTCTTGAACGTGAATGTTGTCGCACTTGATGCATTATCGCTAATGCTAACATTTGTATTGTTGACAATTGCAATATCACCATCAGTAACAAACTGTGCAGATGGGAACCCATTTTCCAATTCACGAATCTCGACACTAACATTTCTATTGTTGTCTTGTGATTTTGTTTTGAAGAACAAATCAATAGAAGTCAAATAGAATCCTTTTGGATATGTATCTGGATCAACAAAGAAACTCTGAGACAAAGGATCCCAATTTCTTGCTGGCGCTGGTTGAGGAATCGCAGACCTAGCAACTTCAACTCGCTCTTGGGAAATAACTTTTCTACCCAAGTTTGTAATGTTGTTCGTACCATTAAACGTCACGTTGAATGGGCGTGAGTTGATTGTAACTGTACCAGTCTTTTGTATAACACCTTGTGCAAAAATAGTATTTCTTGCACTAGTTAACGTTGTGCCATCCGAATTGGTTGGGCTGTCTGTGATTTTAAATTCACGTTGGCCTGTATAGAATTTCTTAGATGGAACTTCAAACAACAAATATATTTGATTGTTTTTAACGATGAGTGGCTGTGATGTATTTGCACCATTAGCGATTGCTCTCCATGTTACGCCTTCATCACCTAATGTGCCGTCATTGTTAAACTTAGAATTCAATGTTTGTAATGTAGTAGAAGCGCCAATCAATTCAATTTGATAGCAGTTTGCAGTAACGTTCACACCATCAAAGAATGCATACACTCTAGAATTGTTTTTCAACCCTCTAGCTTGAATAGCGAATTCACGTTGACGCATCCAAAGTGCGGCTTCAACTTGAACAACTCTATCAAACTTAACGTCTTGTGTAGAAGATGTTGCTTGATTGCCAGCGGCTAATTGATTGAATGCTTCTTGCGTTGTTTGTTGTAATGCTGTAGTAACGTTGAAGTTACCAACTTGTGTCGTTTGATTTGTACCAGCAACGATTGCAGTTTGTTGTGTACCACCAAGCCATTTCTGATTCAATGGTGCAACTTCTGTGTTCCATGCGTTAACTAGAGCCTTCCAGTTATCTGCGCCATTATCATCATTGTAGACAACTGCTTGCGTAGGATCATTTACAACATCAAAGAAGTTATCCGTAAATGGCATAACAGACAATTCGCCAGTCCAGACAAAGTTCAATTCTTCAGCAAGTCTCAATTGTCTAGATGCGTATTGTTGTTTTAGACCAGGTGCTTCAACTTCAGTATATGGCAACATAATCTTGTTACCAGTTTTCAATACTGTCGTTGATGTTGAAGTCAGATGACGAAGACCAACTGTGTTCGCATTGTCTTGTAAGCAAGTTAAGAATTTATTTTTCTTGTCAATAGAACAATCTTTACCATCATCGGATGTAGATGCTACAGCCCAACCAGTAAATGGATCAACAAGAATACCATTCTTAAATCTGTCTAAACCATCAGCATCCAATTCTGTTGTGTCTGTTGCTTGTTTCTCTAAGAAACTTAATGCAGTAAAGTACTCAAGTCTTTCAAGTCTTTCATTCATTCTTGCAACATCACGCATTGTAAATCGTTTGTTTTTCAACAACTTGATTTTAACGTCTGATGGTAATGATGGATATGCTGGAATAATTAACTCTGCAATCTCTAATGTATCAGGTTTTGTTGGTGGAGATTCTGCTCTCTGATTACCAGCTTGTGCAGGAACACCATCATTGATACCGAACACACCACGATTATTAATGTATACTTTAGAAATTCTACCTTTGTAGTAAATCAAGTCTGCATCAAAGTCAGAACCAGATTCAGGAACACGAAGTCCAAATGTTGGAACTTGATATGTGCCAACATCAATTGGATTCAAAGATGTGTTCGCAGTTTTGATTGGTCTAAAGTCAATAGAGTCACGTAACTTATAGAATGTTTTAGTTGATGGACTTGTAAAGTTAGGAATATCACCAGTCGTGATTGTAGTGTTTGATGATATAGTATCATCAATTGGATAAGAATCAACTGACGCATAACCAACACCTTGAGATGTGTCGTGCGTAAAGTGGTCAAAGACAGCTAATAATCTTCCAGTTGGAACGTAACCAGCAACTGGTGTAATTGTTCCATGCTCATATGAATAGTCACGCTGACCATTGTCTAATACGTAATTTGCAGTAACGTTTGTGTTTGCAGTAGAAGCGGCAACAGCAAATGATGATGACTGATAAACAGCATGTAGCTGATAGATATCACCTTGACCTAAACCAAATGGTCCAGATATTCCATTGATGTGTGTATTTGGATTGATGTTTGTTTGAGTCTGAAAGTTTAATGTTTTAACTTTTTCTCTAGCACTTGCTCTGTCCATAGACACAAGAACTTCGGCAGTAAATGTTGCGTTTTCTTGAATGTCAATTTGTGCAGTACCCGGAGAAGTAACGTTAACACTTCTTGTGCTTCCTTTTCCACCATTAGCAGAAAGAGATAGAATCGTTCCAGAGGGAATAATTTTTGTGAATGTGTTAGCAGTAGAACCAGTTGTGTGTGCAGATGATAGAATCAATGATGTTGCATTTGTAATAGAAGCAACTTGTCTAGTCAAACTATTAACTTTAATTAAGTCACCAACATTTAATTGTGTAGTAAATGCTGTTCCACTTCCGCTAACAATAGTATTTGCGGCCGCAATAGTAACAGTACCAGTCAACGCAGAAGTCTCTACGTTTGCGCCAGCATTGTTAACGACAACCATGTAGTAGTCATTTTTCTGAGTGGCATTTAATGTGTCTGTACCAACAAATGTTTCTGTAACAACGTCAGTTGCAACAGTCGCAACACCAGAAGAGAATGAAACAGTAAATTTCTTTTTAAATCTAAATGCAGTTTCAACGTTTTCTGAGGAGTCACGTACAGTTTTAATTGCGTCATATGGCAATGGAAAAATCATCGTGTTGAACGATGTTTCTTGTAAAACAGCACCAGAGGCAGTTGTTACAATATCAGCAAAACGTTTTGGTGTTGCAGAATCATAAACAGCACGAACGTCAGAGAAATTCTTACCAGAACTCATTGTGATTTCATACAAATACAAATAGTATCTTGCATCGGCAGTACCTTTAGTACCACTTACATATTCAATTGAACGCACCCTAGCAGTACCAATCGCATTACCAGCAACTGTTGCTGTTGAGTGCGCTAAGTTTGTAATAACTTGTTGCGGTGTGTCATATAAATCAACCAATGTTGATTCCATAATGTCCCAACCACCAACAACTTCTTTAACTTCAATGTATTGTCCATAATTGATTTGAGTCTTAGTCTGTTGCACATATGCTGTACTGAGACCTTTTTCAATTTCAATTGGAGTTTTTGTGATAATCTGATTTCTGTATCCGGCAACGTATGATGTGAATGGTTCGACTTCAACCAATAGTAAATCACTATTGCCGCTTTCAGCAACTGTATATCTACCACCATTATCATTCAATAAGTGTTCACGTACTGTAACAATTGGATCGGACAATGTGTAATTGCCAGATTCTTCATTTGTTCGTTTTGCTAAAACATCTTCTAACTTACTATCAACAGTAATTGTTTTTCTTTTTCTAGCAACACCAGTATCAACCTCAGTAATTGTGATGAATTCGTTTTCGTCAGTAGTTGCATTCAACGCAACTTTAGTTAAAATGGTATCAATTTTTAATCTATCAGCACCTGGCGCCTGTGCGTTAGGTGTTCCCTGTGCATTATCAACAAGAGTTTGATCTTCGATGTAATCAACAAAAGACCTTGTTGGCACTAAACCAATCTTATAAGATGGTTCGTTTGAATATTTGTCGAGAATAATTGTTTGCGTAGAGTGCTTAACAAAATGATCTGCAACATAAACAACACCTTCAGAAACAGTAATCTTAGAACCGTAGTTATAGATTTGCTCTGTAGCAAGTCCCTCATCAACAACATTACGTACCGCATTCGTTGTAGCCGCTAATGCATATGATCTGCCTGTTAGTGCTGACGTAAAGATTGTTTCGGAGTTTGCAAATGAAGTATTGGCACGAAAATCGGTAACGGCTGTAACATTAAGTACTTGATTTGCACCAGTAGACAATATTGTATTTGCTGTTGTTGTGGTTAATGTTCCAGATGTGTTTGAAACAAAGATTTTAATTGCACCAGAAATTGGATCTGTATAAAATGCTTCAATTGTTGCAGTATTACCTGTTGAAAAGGTAATTGTATTTCCCGATGTGAGTGTAGATGGCGCAACGTTTACAGTAAGAACTTGCGTACCGTTTGTCGCATAGCTAATGAACAATGTTTTAGGATCGTCTCCATCAATGTCTGTAACTAGTCCACAATATGCTTTGATGCCGCTGTTTGAGCCATAGATTACGCTACCAACAAAATTTGCAACTGCAACCGTGCTACCATTGTAGGTAGGTTGAAGTTTAACGAAACTTAAATTTAAGTCTAGATTTTGTTCGCAACCATCGACTAATGCGCCTTGCTTGAAAAAATATTCAGCAAAGCGTCTAGTCTGCACTTGTTGAAGAGTTTGTGCTTGGGTGAGTTCTCTAGCCTGAACAGCACGTCCGGGACGATAGAGAACTCTTACAAACTTTTTATCTTCATCATAATCATCAAAGTATGGACTGGTGTTTAAGTCTATACCACCAGGGTTTGTATTTGCCATTTATTTTTCAAGCCTACGTTTTTTTAAATTAGAATTGAATGATTAGTTTAACGTCTTCAATTTGGTCAGCCGCTCTAGAGATTGGCACACGATTTTCGACATAGATAATGTCGCCTGTGTATGGCTGTAAGCCTGGAGTTGTGATAACTGCAATTGTTCCTGAAGCACCAGATGTTCCACCAGAAACGCTTGCTGTGTTAGCAAATGGTAAGTGTACTGGCAATGTAGTAAACAAGTTTGGTGTTGTAAATTCAACAACAGATGCTGTGTTTGAACCACTAGTGATAGTTTCGTCTAGTGTAAACGTGCCAGATATTGAAGACAATTGATACTTGAATGATTGTCTAAAAGAAGAAGCAACCGCTCTAGTAGTTGTGCCATACAAATATGGATCACGAACAATACCAACTTGACGGAATTCGTTAGCTGTAGAGAATGTATTAGATTCAGTACCATCTAAACGAACGTTAATCATAATGTACTTACCACCGAGTTCTTCAACTGCATTAGCACCATGACCACCTTTTGGTGAAATGATTGCTGTAGCGGCAGCGGCGCCAGATGCAAATGTAACAGATGCTCTTGTGTAACCTGTACCAGCCGCTGTAATTGTGACTGCTGTAACTACACCAGCAGTAATTGTTGAGTTAGCTGTAGCACCAGTTCCGTCACCAGTAATAGTAACTGCTGGAGCGGAGCCATAAGCGGAACCACCTGATGTAACTTTAACAACGTGTAGACCACCATCAACTGCGGCCGCTTGAACGTCCCACTGGTCTGTACCATCATCACCATCTAATGTTTGAACTGGAATGTAATCATTCGTCAAGAATTTCAACGCTTTAGCAGTCGTAACTGTATACATGTATTTCCACACGTAGCTGTCTGCTGTCGTAAATGGTGATGTGCTTACGCCTGTTGGCTTTGTAGTAGAAGCCGCACCACCTGCATTCCACAAGCACTTATAAACGTTATAGTCTTCTGTCATCACATAGAAAGAATCAGACTCAATTAAATTTGTATCTGCATCGTCATAGTATGTGTATACCGTACCAGAAGTCCAATCGTATCTTGGAACTGCGTGTGTTACGTCTGCTGTAGTAATGCGCTTTGCGGCATACATATCACGCCATGGAGTATATTCAACGTTAGCTGTCGAATTTACTGGTGTTGGTGGTGCATTATCGTCTGGAAATGCTGTGTTTTTGCCGATGAACAAATACATAATGGTATTTGCTGTTTCAGAAAATGCTTCTGCGAATTGCTGTGCATTGTGTACTCTGAATTTTGTAGTTACAATTGATGCCATGTGGTTTTCTCCTTTTGAATACTGTACTTAAAGTTGTTTTTCATTTACTTATTTATACAAAGTTTTTTGTTATTTTGTGAATTCTACGATTGTCTACCATTATTTAGGTTGAAATTTTGTATCCAATAACGCTTGAATATGCCGTAGAGGGCGCAGTAGTTGTTGTCATAAATGTAGCATTCGCAACCGCCTCTACAGTAAACAATTCACTATTGGCTAGTAAAGTGTTACCTGAACTAAAATTAGAAATTAAGTTAGTTCCAACGCCCAAAACTGTATTTACTGTTGATTCAAATGTTTTATTTTGAACATAAGACAGCAAGGCTGAAGAATATTCATTTAATGTTAAACTGCTATATGTTGTATTTCCAGATGATATGGTACCGGCTATAGCATTATATATTGTGACAGAACCCGTGTCAAAATCAACTATGCTATTTGCATTCGAATTAATTTGTCTAGAATATTTAGACCTGAATATATCTTGTGGTGCGGGAAGAGATGCTTGCCCATCAGCAAATGGAGATGGAGATGCTTTAATTGTTAAGTCATTTGTTGTATCATAGTATGTTTCAAAACCATATGATGAAACATCTCCTATAATTGTTGACGCTAAATCAGATAATAATATTTCACCATAAGTTCGATATTTAAATCCAGATGCAATGTAACCAACAACAACATTTTGATTTGTAGACAACGAGGATAAATCAACAGGTGTTGAAGTTATAATCTTATTATATTGCTGATATGAATTTGGATAATTCTTAATCACACCATTAAATGTGGTTTGACCAAAAGTTGTATTGCCTGATTCATACGAACTTTGAGGGGTTATAGATTCAAATGTTTGTCCAGAAACATCATCAATTATTGCATTACCAAAACGCAATTCATACAATGAAATTAAGTTTTGTGCAGATGCAAATTTTTGCGGTAGAATTGAAGATGCCGCAACTGAAACGTCAACTACACTTGGCGTTGGAGATACAATTACAACATATTCACCATACGTGTTCAAATCTGATAATGTAACAAAAACTGGTAACTCACGATTCATTACAGTTGACATTGATACGCCAACATCATTAAGTGTAAGTTGAATTGGAATTTCAGGTTTAACTATTAACGATTCTGTAGTGACAATAGATTCTAAAAGTGGTATAGTTCCGCTAACCGCAAATGTTTCGTATTTAAGTTTTGATGTAATTCCTGATACCGAAATGTCAAGTGTATCCTCGACATACAAATTCATAATCGATTGATACGCAGGATTTTCTCCGTATAAATCGCTGAATCTAACATTTTGTATTGCTGAAATTGGAGTGACAGACCAATCATCACCATAAACACCAAATGGTGTCAAAGGTAAATTGTCGTATATATTATATCCATATCCAGGCAATGTGTCTACGTGCCCAATAACAAATTTTGTTGTTGGTAATGTTGCAGATGTTGAAGTTACATTAATTTCAAATGGAGTTTGAATAACAAAAGAATTTCTTGCAACCCCTTCATTAACCTTAACAGCAACATCAGTAATTCCAGTTTCTTCATCTCCTTCAGGCACTAAATGAACAACATATTCTTGAATATTCAAGTCTGTATTGACATTAATGACATCAGATTCAACTTTAATTGTCCATCTAACACTAGAATATTCAAACTGGCCACCAACAGTAAGATGGGTAAACATCTGAATGAGTATTCTTTGTACTTCTTCATTATTAATCAACTCGGCAGGAACACTGAGATTGTTGAGAATACTAATCTCACCAAAGTATATGAGACCAGCGGGGTGAATGATTGATTTTAATGTATCCGAATACGTTTGAAAAGTTAATCCACTCTTGATAACATAAGAATAATCTTGATAGTAGTATGAGTCTTGAATAATCTTGTAATCGACTTTACCATCATCATCTAACCAAACACCTTCTTTAATTCCAAGACCCGAAATGACTGGACTTAATATTGCATTGCCATCACCAACAGCAGATGCCGATGCATTTGCCGCACTATAATTGATACCAAAATTTGTAATTTCAACAGCACGAATAGAACCAATACCTGTGATGTTGTTTGATGTGTCAACAGTAACGTTTGCACTCTTACCTTGAATGTTTGTTGCAATTAGATTTGCACTAGATCCAGTTGTCGTAGAAATTGAGATTGAAGGTAGATTTGCAGAACTATATCCAGTACCAAAGTTAGTTAACTCAATACGTTTGATTGGACCTTTTACTAACCAATCTTCATTCTTAATAATGTCGTAGTAACTACCATCGGCTTTCATTTGGAAACCGTCTTCAAACAGAAGGTCGAATGTTGTTGACTCTACAACAGATGCAATTTGGCCGGCTGCATTTGCGCCAGCCCCACCAGTAAACACCAATGTGTTTCCGACACCATAATTAGAACCAGCATTATTGATTGTGATTAACTTATCGGACAACAACCCCAAGGATGCAATTGTTGTGTCTTGTAGCGTGATAGAAGGTTTCTTAAAATAACCTTCACCTCTACTGATAATAGAAACCTGAGATACTTCACCAACAGTATATGTGTTTGCGCCAGACGTTACGCTGTATGTATTTGCTAATTCTGTAACTTTAACAATAAGTCCTGAACCGCCAGTGCCACTATTGTCAATGGTTGCGGCAGTATTTAATTGATAGCCATGTCCAATTGTATTTACAGTTAATGCACTAATAGGAGATTCTTTAATAGAGGAGACTTTAGCTTGCGCTTCAGATCCATCACCAGAAATGGTAATAACGTCTCCATCTTCATATCCAGAACCACCATCAACAATCGTTACGCCCGATATGATACCATAAATTGTTGTGACAAGATTATCATCGTCAATGTCAACAATACTTTCGCCAGCAGTAAAAGTACCGCTGACAAGTTTAAGTGTCATCTCAGCAACTTCTCTAGAGCCAATAAAGAATTTTTTAATGTCAACTACGTTCGCAAGAAATCCTGAAGATTGTCCACGAATTGTTTTATTTAAGAATAAGAAAATATCTCTGTCATATGTTGCGCCTAGAGAATCGGTACCAGTCGCAACAGCAATTGTTCTGATAATTTGAGTCTTTTCAAAATTACCATCAGATACACGTAGAACGTCAGTTCCAGGATAGTAAAAATCAATATCCTCATCGTATAAAAGTTTGAATAGAAATCTATATGACTGCTCATTACTCTTTGATTCATAAAAATCTTTGAAGTATTGTGCTACAAGTCTTTTGTCGCCATAATATGTTGAAGGTATGCTAGGATACAATTCTTCCCTGAGATAATCAACGTATTTGTCAACAGATGTTTCTAGCGTTTTATAGTTTAGAACATTTCCTGTGGCACGTCCTACGTTATCTTTAGTGATATTGATAGTTGCGGTTGCGTTTGAAGTCTGCCCATCAACAACTTCACTATAATCAAATACAGTTCTTGTTGTTAACTTAACAATGATAGAATTCGTTTTGACTTCTTTGACAATCGCAGTTGCGCCAGATGTTGCACCTTCAACTGTTTCTCCAACCACAAACGTTCCAGTTTTACTAGTTAACGTTAGAGTTGTTGATTGCATCCATTCATAGTAGGCTTGCATGAACAGCAAGAATCTTTCCGTATCAACGGAAGAATTCTCACCAACAAATGAGCCTACATTTAATGACGGCTTGAAAAATGCATCATTCATTTTTATCTATTGACCAAGCTAATTGATTTATCGTCAAGCATTGTAACTGAAATATCATCATCTCTAATAGAAATGATTTGGCTTCTTAATGGAAGAATATCTTTATCTTGCGGTACTGCTGTAACTTTCAATGTTGTACTGCCATCGTTAAACGCAGTTGGCGCAAAGTTTGTTAAGATAATCTTACCAGTCGTGTAGTTGATTGTTCCCGCATTGATAGAAACCGCAATGTTGTCCAAACCCGAAACTCGGTAAATACGAATGACACCATTGTTATCTTCTAAAAAGCAGTTTGAAAAACCACCGAGGGTAAATGCGTTTGATGTTAATTTATTTCCAACGCCATACGCTGAAGTTGTTGGTCTTCCATTTGTTGCATTATCGATTGCATTTGAAAAACTAATTTCATATCGTGCGCCGACACCCAATTGAACGTCAACTTCTTTTCTCATTTGTGCTGACATGACGTTACTTAGAATTGATCTTTCAGTCGTATCAATTAATCTAGATAATTTTGAATACCTAAAATACTTTGAGAATTGATTAATTTCATCTGTGTTATATGTCTTAATTGTATTGATTACAAGTTGTTTAATTTCAGCTGGACTCATAATTGTAGAATCTGATAGGTACTTTACTGTTGCATCTATAATGATGTATGTGTACTCGGGATCAACAATTTCTGATGTTACTGTTAAAATCTTTTTAGGATTGATTACGGAATTAATTAAGTTTAATTTTTCAGTCGCAGTTAATACATCACCGACTTTAGGCTTGACTGCAATGAATACTCTACCATATGTTGGTGGATCATTGTCTTCACCACCCCAAACAACGCAAGAATCTACTGTTGCTTGCTGTAGCATTAGAGTTTTATAGTCATCGGCTGTCACGACACGATTCTGTGCTTCATATGATTTTGGAGCATTGAATTTAATTTGATTGATAGATTCTCTGTCTGCACCGCCTGCGGCTGGATCAGTCGAAACAAAAGTAATTCCTGTTACGCCAGCAATTGCGTCAGCATATGTTAACGTTTGAATGTCATTTGCCAAAGTTCCATTAGACACAATATATTCAAGCACAACAATATTGCCAGCATCTAATGCAACGCCAAATACATCATCGCCAAATTTAATTTCATATTGTTCGTCTTCAACTTCTTCTATGTAATACACTCTAGTTGTAGAAGCAACTTCAACTAAGCTAGTTACTTTAGAGAATGTTCTTACTGTACTGTCTACAGAAGAATTCAAAACGCTAACAGTCAAAGTTGCAGTATCAACATTTTTATTTGGAATTAAAAATCTTTGGTCTGGATCATTTAAGTTTACAGTATATCTTCTATTGATATAACGCCCCTCTTTAAGCGACATAGCCGAACTATACACACCACTCACTGGCGTGATAATTACAGAAGTGGTATTCAAGAAGTTATATGATACTCCGTCAACAGAACCCGTGAAAGAAGTGTACGCTGGAATAGTAACGTTAGTTGGAGAACCGGTGACTGTTACCGTTGCAGTTCCGCTAATAGATGCAGATGTGACTGAACGTGGCGTATAGTTTAATGACTTAGCCAAGTTGACAACTGAATTTCTTTTTTGTGCTGTTGGCAAGAATGCTTCAGCCGCTACCATGTTCAGGTAGAATGAATTGTAATATGTGTTATATGCCAACAAGTCCAATAGAACATTAAGTCCAGCCCCTTCAAAGTTATAGTCTCTGAATTGATCCTGTGCTTGCAGATAAGATTTAAAATTAGTTTTTATTCCTTGAAAATCTAACGCATCTAGTTTTAAATTATTGTCCGATGCCATTATGCTATCCTTTTGACTGTTGTCGTTATACTTGAAATTATATTCGTATTTTTTATTCTATACTGAATTTGTAAATAAATTCCATCATCACTAAACGTTGGTAGAACTTCAATAACATCAATTCTGGATTCATAATTTGTAAGTGCGTCATACACACTATCTTTTATACTATTTTTAGTAAAAACATCTGGATTAGCAAATAAAAAATTGTTAATTGTGCATCCGTATTCTGGATAGAATGGTTTTCTACCTCTAGGAGTTGTAATCAGATTTATTATTGAACGCTTAATGGCTAAATCATCTACAATAGGACGTACATCACCACTCACAGGATGAGGGGTGAAATCTAATGAAAGGTCTTTGTAAAAATTTAAAGTAGCCATTTTTTTCTTTTATTTATGTTGTTTATTCTGCCGTTTTAGAGTCTTGTATTTCTTTTCTACGTTCTTTTGCGGCTTTGGTAAACTCTGCTAATGCTTTTCTTGCTCTAGTACCAGCCGCTTTGTTTCCCTTGTTTTCAAATTTATCATTCTCTGCGAGATATGATTCAAATAAATTTACTAAGTTTTCGTGATTTGTCATTATTATTTCCTTATAAAATGTTGACTTTTGCTTGACAGTATGCTATATTACTGTGTAGACTGTGATTTTAGATATCTGTTATGACTGTGATTGCTGTATTAGGTACTATTGCAGTCGTTGGGCTATTCAATCTTTCTTCAATCGTTGATATTCTCAAAAGCAATGCGCTGAGTGTAGTGGTATTTGCACTATCGGAAAGAATTAAATTATTGCTTCCGTTCAGCGTTAAATTAGTATTTGAAGTAACGACACTATTATTAGAAGACTGAATCAAAAAATCACTACCATCGATAGTAATGTTATTTGACGAATCTATCGTCACATTGCTTGTATTTGCAATTCTAATTGTAGCATTGTTTACTTCCCAAAGAACATCGTTTTTATCAACGACACTCGCAAAGTTTCTAGTTAGATTAGGTGCGGCACCAAAATACTCAGACGCCGCCTCTGGGATTGCAGGAAGATATCCTAAAATCGCAGGCTCTTGTGCAGACAACGAATCTAAAAAGAAACCAAAAACCCATTCACCTACTCTAGGTGTTCCATAAAGGTTTGGAGTATTTAGGGGGTGAATAGTTAGCGCCCATGGCAAGTCTTCAGTCGGAACTAAATTGGTCTTCTTTGCAGGATGATATCCAAAGCATCTCACTTTGCATCTACCCAGCGTCAATGGATCGTTGATATCTTCAACAATTCCAATCCACCAGATAAATCCATCGTGACCTAAAAAATTTCTCATAGTCTGTCTAATTCTGATGTGTCTACTGCACCTGGAGGAACATTGTCTTTAATCCAAGTGAGTAATTGTTTTTTCACATCAAGTTCTTTCTTAGCAGGTTTTCCTGGCTCTTTAATTGTCAAATACTTGAAGTCTTTAATGACAGGATTATCTTTTTTGTCTCTGTATGGTTCATTTGTTTTTGGATCAAGTATATAAATTGTATTCTCTGGATTATTTAGAATCACATAAATCCCGCCTTGAACAGTTGGTGGCATAGCTTTCGTCACTAAATTATATACGGTTCGTGCCGCACCAGCATGAGTAGCAAGCAGAATGTCTTCTGGCACAACTCTAGGGCGGGTTTTGTTATTTTCAATTGCAATTTGATAGTTAGTCAGAACCCAAGATACGTGAATGTTCTTTGGCTCATATCCAGCGGCAAACAGTTTTGGCAGAACATCTGTCATGTCTTCAACTTCTTTGAATGTGCTGTCAAAAATAAGATTTGGCAATTGACCTTTTTCAGCGCCAGCAAGCATCAAGTCTAACGTCTTGTTTTTTACGTCAGTCGCACGGATGAGAACGTGTAGAATGTAAACATGCGTTGGAGTTTTCAAATTCAATTGACCCATCTTTAAATTCTTGTCTATCAATTCTTTTTTGATGAGGTCTTTATCTTTATCTGAAATCTTGTCTCCATATTTGTCGAGCAAATCTTGGGTTGTGAATTTACCAAGTGCATCTAGCTTTTGAAATGCAATCTTTAATTCATCAACGTCACGTATTTTAAACTCGGAGCCTTGCATGAAGTGTTTGATTGCAAAGCCTTTACCCGAACCTGCACCACCAGCAAGGAACACAATCTGCCCATACTTTGCGCCATTGTTGTAGAGAATTTGTTTCTCTACAAGTTGATATGCTTTGTAGTCTTTTAAATCTACGTACTCTGAAAATTTAAGTTTCATGTTGTCCTTTTATTTCCTAATGCAGTTTTGATACTTGCTTTAATGTCTTCAAACGTGTCATCGTATTGTGTGTGCTTATCAAAATTTAATGGAGATGAGCCTCTACTCAAATGCATTGTTTTTACATATTGTGTCGATGACATTGAATGTATTACTGTAGTCACAAGATATTTACCAGAGTAAACTGGATCAAGTTCTGGAAATGCTGACTGAGGATTCAACATAACAGAAATTTGACTCGGTGTTGCAAAGTTTACAACGTTACCAACACCAATTGTATTTGTGCCACCTTGAATGTCTACAGAAATTTTAAACATACTTTTTGAGAGTTGTCCATAGATATGATTACCTAACCAAGATTCTCTATTGACAGACTCATTAATACTTGAGAGAATTAATTTTCTTCCAGGCGTTTCATTTCCAATATCATTGTATGTGTTAAAAATGTTCAATGTACTAAACAATTTATTCGAATAGAAATCTTGCGTTTCGTCTTTATCATCTGCATAGTTTATTTTTTGAACTTTATAACTTCTTTTGATAGGATTAATTGACGATATCGTGCTATTATAAAATCCTAATAGCATACCACTCATATGATTAAAATTTTCCAATCTTTCATATCTAGAAGCACGAATTGTAGCACCCTCAAAGGTTGCATTAATTTTTGGTGCAAACACAATTGTTTTCGCTGGAATATTCTGTGCATCTTTTATTAGTTTTTCTACACTACCAAAAT